TCAAAAGACATAGATCCTCTATTCGTATTTTTAGCGCTAGTCTTATTTGTACCGTTTTGACCGGTCACAAGTTTTCTTGTAGATTGTGCTTTTAACTGTGTTTGATATTTCAATCTATTTATTCTCGATCCACCTGATACACCCCCCTGGCTTGAAAATCTAGGGTTACTTCTTTTATATACTGCCTTGCAATTATTATTCGTTGCTTCACAAACCGTATAACCTTTTTTGGCGCAAATTATATTTCCTGACTTATCCATTTGTTGAGAACAATTCATAACAGTGCAATCTAATCCTAGGATATTATTACATGAAAGGTCACAATTACCAGAACAATCCTTATTTCCTTGATTATAAGAGGGATCAATATTTACTCTTGCGTTCGAACACCCTGTTAAAAATTCTGAATTAGATGAGTCTCTTATAGATGAATTGGAGAGATAATTAAATGCCAGATAATTAAACCCTCTACAGCGCCGTTCTAGATATTGCTTAGAAGAGTAGTTATATTTATCATTCATCCATCCATTTCTATTTTGTATTTGTTTTTTAACTTGTGGATATCCGCATAAATTAGCATTTGTAGATTTTGAATTATTTACTATTAAATTACCGCTTCCATCAATTCCAGTAACATTATCTTTTCTGAATGCGCCACACACTTTTGCATAGTTATCCTTATATACAGTATTTTTAGTTAGTGCTTTTTTTTGAGCGTGTAATTCTTTTGGATGATCGCATAACTCATTTATAGTTGGACTACAAGATTCTTTATTTCCATTAGACAGTTTTCCTGTAAACAATAATTGTTTTCTATAACCAGGAATTGGATTCCTAATGATTTTACCATTGCAATATTTTTTCTGTTTAAAAGGCGCATTTGGATTTAAAGGAATACAAGTGCAGTCAGAGTTAGGATTTCCGCAAGATGTGCATCTGCAATTTTGTAATTGTTTTTGATTATTATTAACATTTACATACGCCGACTGTAGGGGTGTTGAATTCATGGTGTTAAATATAGGATTTCCATCTGGATGGTGTGTTCGGGTTCTTCTTCTTTTTGCCCTTAACATTTATATTTAGGTTAGAAAATAGAAATGTTAGTTTGAAACGTATTTATGGGTTTACGGTTTTCATTGAAAATGTGGCTTTTTCTTGACATTTGCGATTTCCTTGATATCTTGCGTTATCAACTCCCTCATATTCATCTACCCATTCGTCAAATGTTCGGCCAATCGGTTTTACACAATCTGGCATTGGACAATCTGCTACACATTTATTACCATATCCAGGCGCTCTTATATTATGACTATCGGTTCGTTGATTATAACCATAAGTTCCAGATGAATGAGGTTTCCATGTCGATTGACCATGATTAGGACGGGTAGATCGTCCCTTATTGGTAAGTTGAGGTATTCCGAAAGGTTGCGGTCTATATCTTATAGCCGAAATATTTCTATTAGGCCATACCCTCTCTTGATGTTTGCGATTATAAATCCATCCCGTAAACCTAGGCTTTCCTGCGAAATATTTACCCTTTCCATTTCCATCTGGATGACATCTTTCATTTGTTTCTCCTCTTTTGCATTTGCTATTTGCTGATCGTATAGTATCGAGCTTTAATCTCTCCATTCTGCTTCCAGCACATACTGCTCCTTGTACTTTAAATTTTTTATTATTGGGCTTCCAAACTGTTACAGCATTTTTAGACAATAGATTCGCTGACGGATTATTTGTCGGCAAACAACTAATACAAGCATTTCCCCCGCTTTTACGATATTGGGATTTTTCGCAACAAGTAGAATTGGGATAGAGCGATTTTTTACATTTTTCACCTTGCGGGCAACTTGAATTTGAATCGTCTTGTATTGGTAAATTTTTCTCCAGTCCTCTTTCATAAGTATTCATTGCACGATTTTTATTGTATTGTGAGTAGCTGTAGGAGTACGCTTTTTGCCATCCGCGACAAGATGCTTCTTTTTTATTTGGATCTTTGCATTTAGAAGCACCTGGAGGACAAAGAAGGCGTTTATGCTTTTGCCAATATATATTACCATCTTGTCCCATTTTTTTAATATATTCAACACAAAATTGTTGTTTTGGTTGCATGCCCGATCGGATACGTCTGTCATAACACACTCTGGTATCTTGTTGACAAGATATAGCATAGGAATCCTTATACACATCGTTGGTGGCTTCTTTAGAGGTGCAAAGTTTTTCTTTAAGACTAAAGTTATTAATAATAAATGTATTATCTTGATATAAACTCCCGTTTGCTCTATATAAGGTAATTTGACCACTTGGATATAAACTGTTTAATTTCTGCTGGTTTTTTGTACATTCCGCGTTATTGTTAAATGAAAATCTTAGCACAGGACCACTTGTATTATATCCAAAATCGGTTACATAACCGAAAAATTCACCATCGCTTAGATAAATATAATCATTTCTCATCGGTCGAGGTGTTTTAAATTGTTTCGCGTTCTGAAGAGCCAACTCAATATAACAAGCACCTCTGCATCCTTTATAACAAGGTTGTGAACCCTGATTACTCTTACAACAACACGCTAAAGTTTTTCTATATCCGGCTATAGGATTTCTATACGGTGCCCCGACTCTAGATGACCCTAATACTTTATATTCTTCATGCTGAATATGCAAATTACTAGCACCAGACATGCCAGCCCATACTCCTTGCGTTGAGCTTTGGCTTTGGTTTGGTTGTTTAAAAAATAATCCAAATACTCCAGACATGATGTAAGGTTGTTTACTATCTAAAACACAAGATTCTCCAGAAGATCTTATTATCAGTCTGACATTTAATGGGAATGCTCCTGAGCAATCTTTTGATTCCTCTTGTGTTTGGCCCAATGGAATACATTCATATGCATTTGGAAAAATAATATCTTCAATAATACCAATTTCCTTAAATGGAGGAGTGGGGATATTGCTAACTACATATGCAGTATAAACAATATTGCCTGGCTGAAATACTGTACCACTATCCAATGTATCGTACCATATATCTTGAGTGATATTTTCTATCAAAAAATAATTTCTACAACATTGTTTGCCACATCCAGCTATTGTACAGGAGCAGTTATTATAAGGCTCACCTGTGACAGGGTCTATTATATCCGAGGTTCGACCAGTATTATTTCTAGCATTAAATCTGGAATTTTGGCTTTGATATTTATTTACTAAACCTGTACTATTAAATGTGTTATAAATTCTAGATCCGTCTGAATTATGTAATTTTGTTCTACTATTTCTTATTTTAAAACTTGGCATTTATATTAACAAAAGAAAAAATAGGAGTGATATATAATGAGTATTGTTGTGTATATTTTAATAATTGCATTTGGATTTTTAATAGTCAATCATATATTTGAACATGGTTTCAAAGCAGTAGAGGGGATGGTAGTAGATAGTATTCATAAATTAGATTACATGTGGGGGAGGGAGGGAAATATGGGGATTTCTATTTCAAATTTAAAAAAAAAATTAAATAAAACTTTGGATAGAAGTAAGAAAATAAAAGACAAACTTGATTCAGCCAAAAATGCAAAATCGGCAAACAAAGAGACAGATAACCACTCATCTATGCAATCATTGAATATACAATCTAAAGCATCTAATTGCGAAGGATTTCAAAATGAGAACATATTGAACAAATTGCAAAGTAAAAGTTTATCTCACACAAGTAAGCTAGGTGTATTAAATGGCATTATATCTAACATTAATTCAAATATTAAAACTATTGAAAATGGTTTGTAAAGAAAAAATAAGGAATACATATATAATGACTTTTTACATATGTATTTTTCTATCTTTTATATTTACTATTTTAATATTGAAATATTTATTTAGATCTCAACGAGAAGGTTTAGAAAATAATCAATCGGTTGAAGCAGAAAATGATAAAAAGGAAAACGCACTTACGAATTCTATAAATTCTAATATAGGTCTAAATAAAAATACAATTAGTAAATACAATAAAAAAAACACTGATTTGAATAATCAATTGGATATTTTAGAAAAAAAGGTAAATTGTAAAATCCAATCTCTCAATTCACGACAAGATGCGGTAAAAGCAAAAAAGGCAAATCTACAAAGTAAAAAGGATGCCGGCACAAACTATTCTACAAAATTTTATTAAACCGCGTCTTCAATTTCAAATCTCCTAGCTTCAACATAATTTAAAGGGTTATTTTGAACAGAAAGAATTCGTTCTCCAATGTTTCTTCTATTCATTTTTTGAATGGTTTTATTATGACTTCTACTATAAAAGAATATAGTATGAAGTTGCATCATCGAAGTGACAGGACTCCAATAAGATATTATTGTCACATCTTCTGTAAATTTTGCAAACATTAGAATAAATAAAAAACTAGTTATAATGAAACACGTGTATATTAATTTAGGAAATATTGCGTGGTAATAAACCGATTTTCTTTTTATATTAGAATTAATTTTAACTAATAATATCAAAAATGTTATACTAGATAAAGAAAATGTAGCTAATCCTTGATAGTACGACCATGCCAACCATTCATCATTTCTCATTTTATAAGGTAAATTGAGCGACTCTAGCTGAAAAACCTTTATACTCGCAAAATTTGATGTCCCATCTAAACTCCATAAAAATCCACCTAAAACCCACCCTAAAACAACACTTAACGACAGTTCTCCACAAACGCCAAAACCATCATAAATCTTATATGTTTCCAAAGGGTTTACCCTTTCTATTAAATAATACGCTCTGCAAATCTCACATCTTCGCGAACTGTCTCTTCCCACGGTTTCTTCTCGCCATCGTTGTAGACATGACTCATGTACCCATTTTGAAGTTCCGTCACAAGAACAGGGACTTATTAGTTGTTCTTCCAAACCATCTTCTAAGCAAATTCGGCATTCTGCCATAATGTATATTATATGTATATTTTAATATACTTATTATATAATAATGTCATCATCATTTTTTCAAAAAGCGGCAAAAAATCCACAGGATATGGGTGAAAAATATACAGGGCCTAGTTATGTTTATAGTAAGTTTATAAAATCGCCTAGTGAATTAAAAATGAGTGGCGAGGGATCTTTGGATGCTTTGTCATCAAATGTGGCCGGACTAATGGATTATACACAACTCTTAACAGAGGGTGGGGGAAATGCTCTTAAAACCGATGGTCAAAATTTAGGGAATAGGTATTTTTTGAGTACTGGTGGAAAATGCAAGGATTCGCAAGGTAATACCGTAACACGCTCTATTTACATTGATAATGTTCCAGACGGCGGAGCACCAGCTTTAAAAAAAATAGGGATTGGCGACAGTGCTTTTAATGGTCTTATTTATGGAATGTTGAATGATGTAATGTCATTAAATCCCACACAATTATTTGGGGCATTCATGAGCGGAAGTAATCCAGAATGCACCAATATTCATACAAAAACTATTGATGCAGACAACAAAGACGGTACAGGAAGTGGCTTCGTTTCAAACAGTGAAATTATAAATATAAATCCTTGCGCATTCGTAAGCGGAAAAAATCCCCAAACTTCGGGGGTATGTCCCACAAAAGAATCTTTTGTTAATGCAAATATAAAAATGGGAAATATGCAAGATTTGACAACAACTTCTTTTTCAAAAAGACGACCTTTAGCAGATTTATATACTGCAACGGTTGGTGGATTATTTATATATTTAATTTACAAAATGCTCTATAAAAGTAATTAGATTTTTATATCAAAAAATTCTAATTACCTACTTTTGGCAATGTCAGTTCAATGAAATAAGGTTGTAATGGTTTAAATATGTATTCAATGGTAAGGGGTAATAGTGCGAAAACAACAACAATGCCTAACCATGGATATAGCGAATATTTCCTTCCTCCAACTAATGTAGATCTATTTTTATTTGCCTCTTTGGCCTTTGCAAATGCTACACTACTTTTTTTTGGAGTAGCCAGTACTTTGCTCGCTCTATTTATATTACTAGGACCTCCCGTTACTTGCGCTTCTTGTTTTTTAGATAAAGGATTCTTTACCTTTTTGTTTACTTTTTTATTTAATTTTTTAACAGCTTGTTTAGCCGTATCAACCGTAGAAGTAAATATACTAGTTATAGCTGCCATGCTAACACCTCCTCTAACGCCATTATAAATCAATAATATAAGTGCTATAATAAATATACCCCAGTAAAGATAACTGGTATAGTTTTTTACTGTTTTTGAGGTCTCGCTTTTATCATTATAAAATGTACTCATTCTGTTTGCGATTGATCTTTTACCTTTTTCCTCTGCGATTTTTTTTTGATCAGATGAAATATTTTGTTTATAGTATTCTATTAAATCCTTTATTCTTCTTTGATATATCTCTTGCGAAGTCAAAACTCCTATGTTTTTTTTTATAGAAGATATATCGACAGCGTAGTCTTTAGTAATTTTATCAATGGTGGCATTCGCAGCATCTAATGCTTTTTTATCCTGCATTTTTTGATAATAATTAGAACCTCTACCCGATAAACCCGATGCTGACCTTTTTTCAAGTTTATCACTTGCTTCTTGAAAACTTTTTGTAGCTTTTACGAGTCCTGCTAAAGTACTCTGCAATTCATCTTGACAATTAAGTATTTTATTCTTATCGGCAGCTGATAAATTAAGTTTATTTGACATCTTAGTTGTATAATATATAGAAATTAATAAATATTTTGTTTGTATCAAAATATTTAATTATATGGTGCGAAGCTTTCAGTAGCGAGTAATCCTTTTTTATTACCCAAATGAGACGTTGATTGTGATATATCCTTAGTTAATCCCTTATATGCTTTGTCTGTTTCCTTTTTGACTTTATTATATGCGCCTTTTGTATCTTTTTCGACTTTGTGAAATTCACTCTTTGCTTGATTATATCCCTTTTCAAAGAATTTTTTATCAACCTCCCACACACTTGGTTGGTGACCTCCCGGCGTTTTCTCCTGCCATTCAAATTGATTCCAATTCATTGGATTTCTGTAATAGTTCCACCAGATACGTTTAATGGTCAAAAATACAGCAACTGCTATAGATAATATTATAACTGTATTTCCTACTACAGTCCAACCTATACCATTAAGATAAACACCTCCTAAAATAAATAAACTGCAAAATGCAATGGTTTTGAAAATTCCAGCATGTGACGAAAATCTGTTATATTCATAATTGGTGATTTGTACCATCCGGTGTTTATCAGTTCGTGCATTGATAATTTCTTGTGTTTGCATTTCTAATGTTTTAAGTTGATCCTCGGCAACATATAACATTGCGATCTGGTCTTGTAATGCTCTTCTATCTCCAGATAGCGTACATTGTGTTGTAGATGCGGTATATGTAAGCTGTTGCAAAAGTCGAACTCGCGCATCTTGCATAGTTTTTAATTGAGCTAATAAAGATTTCATCTTTCCTTTATCTTTAACAGCGCCTGTTGAAATATCAGTGTCTTTTTTCATCTCTTGTAAAATTTTCATTTCCTGCTTTTGTAAATTTTCTATATCTAATACTATTTTGGGTTTAGATCTAGAATCTCCTCCGAAAGGCATTAAGGGAGAGCATTGATCTTTTAATATAGATTTTTTATGTTTTCCTGAGCTACCACCGCTACCACTACCGCTACCACTTGTCGGGGCAAAAGCCGGTTTTACATTTCCAGAAGCATCATAACAACTTTCAGCCTGGATTCCATTATATGATTGCGGATCAGTACCCAAACTACATTGCATTGAGGGATGCACACATAAATTTGGATTTTTAGGATCTACTGTGTAAAAATCTTTACCATTTTTAGTTGGACATTTTAGTGAACTCATATTATATATAATATGATATCATAAAAAATTATATTAATTGCTTGATTTCAACTTTTTAATTACTAGAAACATTCCAGAAATTGCTAAAATAAACCAAATATAATAACTAATATTGGCGCTTTGTGATTTAAAATTAATATCCTCATACATGCCATCCAATTGGTTTTTTTTGTTGTTAATATCAAAAAAATTCTTATATTTTTTCTTGTAGATTTTCATGTCTTTTAAAAGTTTTTTACCGATTATGCTTTGTTCTAATTTTGTTTTATTAACACCATCTACAGTAACTTTTACTGTATTTGCCATAATTTTTGATTTAACTTTTAGAATATCACTCAATACACGAAATTTCAATATTTCAATATACATATTAGGATAAGATGCACTACTGCACGAATCTACTAATTCTGTAGGTGATGGTAATTTAGTATATCCCTTGGGAATCTTAAGACCTAATCCATTATCTTCTA